CTGAGGCACATCGCGAAGTGCCGTGCGATACGCCTTGACAACCGCAAGGTCTTCTTCAGAAATCGGATAGTCATTCATCAGCAAGTAGTCCGTATCCGCGATCAGGCGATCACGCTTAGCTCGAACCTCTTCTTCAGTTTCAGCAAGCTTCTCTTCGGGCGTCTTTTCGGGAATCTTCTCGACAGACCAAGAAAGATCTTCGCCGCGCTTTTCGCGATAACCCTCTTCCTGAGAGAACTTCTGGATGAGCGAGCGCATTTCGATGTCGCGCGGCGTCTGAGACTGATGAGAAACCACCACACCGACAAGATCGGCTGCGCACGTAGGCTTCGGTTCCGTCACCCATCCCTCGCCGCCAAAGCGGTAGAAAACCTTGTCGTCCGGCTTTGCTTCTCCCCAAGGAGGCAGCAAGGTGGCGGACGGCGGCATGAGAGCTTCGCCGTCAATCACTTGGACGGACAGCTCGTGCTCGAAGTAACCGGCGTCATCAAAGCGATACGCCGTCTTGAACTCGGAGGTCATGTGACTACTCTCTCCTCTAAAAAAATCGCGGCCCTGAAGCCGCGTGAAAAAAGGTATTCAATCGCCGACGGCAACGGGTTGACGCTCCGCGTCATGCCGTCCGGCAAAAAGATCTGGTATCTGCGCACGTCGTGCTCAGGCCGTGTCGCAGACAAAAAGCTCGGCGAGTACCCAGACACGAATCTCGCGCAAGCACGACAAAAAGCCCGACGCCTCCGAAAAGAGGTCGGGCTCGAACCGCCGCGCGGGTACTGCCTGCGTGACGCTTTTCGTCTTTGGTGCAGGCTCAAGAAGCCGCAGATCGTGAGCTACCAAGATGAGCGCCGCAGACTCGAGCGCTACATCGTGAAGCCATTGGGCGGGCGTCAGCTCGACGAGATCACTGCACCCCTTGTCATCAGGGCCGTCATGCCGCTCGAGCAGGCAGGGAAGCGTGCGACGCTCAAGCGCGTGCTCATGCGCCTGCGAGAAGTGCTTGATTTGGCCGTCTGCGCCGGCTACATCGAGCACAATCCGCTCGCCAGAGTCTCGAGAGTCTTCGCCCCGCCCACCGTGACGCCGATGCCAGCCGTCGGGTGGAAAGATCTGCCCGAGGTGATGCGTGTCATGGCGGACGCGCCCGAGCGGATGCAAATACTTTTTCTCTTCTCGCTTTGCTCGATGCTCCGTCCGGGCGAGAACGCCAAGCTCGAGAAGTCATGGATCCACGACGACGTGATCGAGATCCCCGCCGAACACATGAAAAAGCGCAAGCCCTTTCGCTTGCCACTGACTGGCTTCATGCGGGAGCTCCTCGAGCGCGAAGCGGCGCTTTCTCCGCATCCTCGCTGCGCCTTCGTCTTCGCGGCCCGCGTGACTGGAAGGCACATCAGCGCTCAGGCGCTTGCGAAGCACCTGCACTCGACTGAACTCAAGGGTCGACTCGTCGCGCACGGACTACGCTCGATCGCTCGATCGTGGGTGGCTGACGAAGCTGTCCCTTTTGACGTTGCCGAGATGTGCCTCAGTCACGACGTCGGTACTCAGGTGAGCAGGGCTTATCAGCGCTCCGACTTTTTCGACGCCAGACGCTCAGTTATGGAGCGCTGGAGCGAGCACGTCCGCGCTTGTGCTGAAAGTGCCGGCATGATCGACTGGAAGTAGCTCCCATCGCGGGTTTCATCGGTTATCCGTCGAAACCCGCCTATGTGCCAGGCACGGCTTTGGGATCGCTCTACGCCTAGCAAATCCGAGTTCCGAACATAACGGGGGGCACTAAATCTGGCTTCATCAGGCATGGTAGTACCAGCAACGAATTGTTTGGTGCGTTTAGTGAACGGGTCGTCGATGCCGGAGTCCAATATTCAACCGCTTTTATCGGCTCAGTGTGGTCTTTCAGCGCAAGCCGATCTTCGAGTGCATACGGCGGGTCGAGCACAGTGCAGCCCGCATCAACCCGCCTGTTGTACTGCATCAAATCTTGATGCAATGTACGAGACGGAGTGAGCTTGGCTGGACGGTGGAAGCCTCATCGTAGAGGCTACTCGATCGACCAGCAGAAAAGGCCACAGAGTCTCTGCCCGTGGAAGACATGTGCGAATACCCATAGCCTGTTTCGCCCTGATAGAAGGCACCAGTACCAGTGCCATAACTTCTTACCGACTGCAGCTCGCCTGTGATGTTCGGTAAGCCCGCCGACACAGACTTACCAACCTCTGAAGAAGTGGTCGTGCCCTCGATGAACTTATGGTGAAGGTTCGGGAGGTTGAACGTCGTCGAGCCGTTACCCGAGCCGTACTTTGTTCCAATGACGGCAAACAGCGCGGCATACGTCGTGCGGCTCACAGCTGCGCCATTACACTGAAGCCATCCTTCAGGAACCGTGTGAAAAGCCGAGATCATGCCGGTCGGCACCGACAACGGCTTGAGCTTCGGAAGCATCTCGGCGAGCGCCTGCTTGATCTGAGTGAGAGAAGGATTTGAAATAGCCATGATTTACTCCGTGAACGGTTGCGTCTGGCTGCCAAGCTTGGCAACGCTGTTGGTTAGGGCTTCGAGAATCTCTCTGATCTCGACAATCTGAGCTGCCGTATCGCCACCGACCAAGTGACCGCCCTTCGTAGAGCCATCGCCCACGTAGAGGCTCAAGGTCTCGCTATTGAGCGCAAGCTCGCCCTTTGCAAGCGTCACGCCTGCAAGCTCAGACGTCGTGAAGGTCTTCAGGCAGAGCGTCACGCCGCCGCCCTTGAGGTCGATCGACGTCGCGAGCTTCTGAGCCGTGACCGAGCGATCTGCCAGAGCGGTCGCAGGGATCGTGCCCGCCTTTAGGACAGAGCCCTTCAAAGTGTTGTCCTGCGCCCAATTGAAGCTTTGAACCGCAGAAAGAAATTCCGTCGTCGAAGGCGGCTCGGACGGCTTCATGCCTGCGGCATCGAGCATCGTCATGCGCATCTGATCGATGACGTAGAACCATGCGGAACCTGGATAGGTTGCGGGCGTGCCCGTCTGCGGGTTGCCGCTCGTCGGGTACCCCTTAGATGACAGAGTCGACAGGTCAGGCGGCGACTCAATCGCGCCAGACTGCCAATAGCCTTGACTCATCGCTTATCTCCGTAGAAAAAAATCACAAAAACATGAGCCGGGGCCAAGGCCCTTATCATGCACTCAAGAAGCGCATTGCCCCAACGTCCCAACGGCTCATCAACGCCGCAGGACACATCGAAATAGCGAAGCCCGCCGTCCTCTTCGATCGAGATGATGAGCGTCATCACGCTCGACCAGGAGTCGTCGAAAAGCCCGTGATCGACGCGACTGGCGCACGTGAAAGGCTTCGTCGACTCGACCTTGGCGTGAAAGCCCAAGGTGCCCGCGAGGCTCTCGAAGAAGGCAGCCGTCAAGCCAAGATTTGATGTGATCTTGGCGAGGAGCTCCTGTCGCATCTGCTCGCGACTAGGGTCGGCGATTGCCGCAAGGCACTCGCTCGGAATGCCCCACTCCTCAAACCAGAGAGACAGCTCCTCGATCGAGGTGCGCGGGTCTGACTCCTCGATGACGGCGTGTGCGCGTTCGTCGACGCGGGCCGCCTCCATTGCGAGGGCGTAAAGCACCGCGTCAATCGTGCTGCCGACTCGTCGGGACCAGATCGGGCCTCGAGGGAGCAGCGCGTTGACTAGGTGCGTGTAGTGAGATTCAGTCAGTGCCATGCGATCACTCCCAAGTGATCGTTCCCGGAACGAGGATCTCGCCCGTCTTGGTCGACACGTCCTCGATCGGACTGATGAGTCGATAGGAGCTCACCTCGCCGACAGACGAGATCGCGCGGTCAAGAGACGTGCGCAGAATCGGTCCGCCCGGGACAGCCTCAGAGAGAATCACGCCCTCGATCGCGTTCTTGATCTTCGCCTTGATCTTCTCGTCTTCCGGGAAGACATCGAGCGTGATGTCGAGCTTTTTCGGGATCGGGGCTTCGACGTGAAGGACGGCGGTCACAGGCATCTGGTGCTCGATGTAGTCCGTGACGCGTTCGATCATCGTCTGGTTCGGGATGCCGTTCTCGGTCATGCCGTCCGTCATAAAGCGAACGGTCACATGACCTTGTCCAAGCTCATGCGGATAGCACCACGCGCGCGTGACGCCACTGACTGCGAGAGCCCAAGAGACATAGTCGGCCTTCGTCCCCGCCTTCGGAGGATTCTTCTGCCTTTGAAGAAGACGGTCACGAAGCGACTCGTCGTCTTCTGCATCAGCCCCGCCCGTGAGTTCGCCTGCGGTACACGTCGACTGGACACCCGCGATCGGAGAGATCAAGCGAAGCTCCATGCCGGCAGAGGCATTGCCGTTTGATCCGGCCGCAACGGCCCTGATCGGCGCAACGCCATCAACGCTTTTAGCAGTCGTGATGTAGATCACATCGTCGTCAGTCTGGATCTGAGTGCCGGACGGCACGTCAGACTCACCGACAAAAGTCACTGTGCCGGTCGCGCTCGAGGCCTGCTTGCGATAGATGCCATACTCAGACGCTCTGCGCTCCAGATATGCACCTTCAGCCGTCGAGCTGAAAACCTGTCGAAGCACAAAGGAGATGCGTCCATGAAGAGCATGCGACACGCCAGCAATAACGCGGCTGAGCACAGGCACGAGCGTCCAACGCATCGCTTTCTTGCCCATGCGGCTTTCAGCGTCCGACTGGATGCGAGCGATCAGCTCTTGAATCGTTGGTCTCTCAAACGCCATTTAATACGTCCTTAAAAACCGCATCAAAAGCTCTTTCGCTTTGACGCTTGAAACAAACAACGTGAAGGTCAAGCCTCTCAATACCGCCGCGCTCTGCGCGGACCTCGATGCCTTCAACTAGATGGTCATCGATCAGCCACTGGAGAGCTTGCTTTGCGTACTCCTCAGCACGTCGCATTACGCTCGGCAAAACCTTTTCGCGTTGAAGAAGCCAGAGGCGTGAGCCGATACGATCGCCTTGAACACTTGCGAAGGTATCGCCCCACCACCCCTGACGCTTCGGCGCTTTGATGCCGTCATCGTCCTCCGACTTGCGCCAAGAAAAAAGGCTGATCAGCACAGCTTGCACCAGCTCATCAGCCTGAAAATTCGAGATGTCAGCTTCCTGACCGTTGATCATGAGTTCCATGATTTACCCCTCAGTGCGGCCCAGAAGTTTCTGCACGATCACCCTGTTCTGTATGCGTGTGAGACGTGAGCGAGATGCCGCTGGCCGTAACGTCGCCTGTCGTAGTGAGAGAACCCTCGACACTTGCGCCGGATCCGCCGCTGACCGCAAGGCCGCCGAGAACGGTCAAGCTCTTATCAATCGTCGTTGCACCGGTGACATGAAGCGTCGCAGAGTCAATCGTGACTGCCGCGGCCTTCAGCGCGGCGTTACCGCTCACAGTTACAGAAGCATCACCGCCGACGATTTCTGTGACGTTGCCGCCGACATTTGCCGTGACGTTTCCGCCCACAGTAATTTCTACATCTTTGTCAACAGTTGCATGCAGCCAACCAGGCGTGTAGACCTCAAGGCCTTCGCGCGTGAGATGGACCTTCTGACCGAGATCATCAAAGATTGCGACTTCGCCTGTCTTGAGCGGCTTCAGTCGATAGCGTCGATCTGCAATCGTGAAAACAATCCCGTGCGATCGATCACCATCAAAAAAGAGCGTGAAAGCCTCTGCCTCTGGATGCGGCTCACTCGAGAAGCCGTAAGGTTCGACATGCTCGAGGTCATCGCGTATCTCATCCGCTAGAAGTCGGACCTGCACGGCTCGCATCTTCTTTGCACCATCAGCAAGCGTCATGACGCCGCGAGCGAAGAAATCAGAAATACTGCTCATAAAAAAAAGCGACCGTATTGCTACGATCGCTCGATTTTGTTGGCTTGATGGTCAACGCTTGCGCTCCCACGTATCCTTGTCAACTTGCGTCCATTCTTCAGTGTCTGAAGATCCGTGACGCCAGACTGTGACGGACCCGTCAATGTTCTTGTGGACCTTCTCGACTTGACCGACGCGATTGGCATCGACAGGTCGAGCGCCTCCCGTATTGCCTGGCTCTCTGTGGTACTTCAGACAATCGGACCACATTCCGTACTTGTTCCATCCGGCTTCGTCGCAGACAACGCCGGCAAAGCAAGCACTCTGTAATGACATAAGAACAAGAAGCAATGCAAGCCGTTTCATTTGACAACCCCCACCCACGGATTCGCCTTCTTCTCTCCGTCAGAGGACGAACCTTCGCGCTTATAGCCGTCACGGCCCAGCACGGTCAGCGTCGTTGTCATGCCTTGACTGGACAGAGAAAAGGAGAGCTTGGAAATTAGCAAGTTATTCTCTATACCTAGCAGTCTATCAGCGACGCGAACCATCGAATTGACCTTCCACAAGCTTCCGTCGCTTTGACGCCAGCCTTGAACCGTGTACGTCGCCGCCGTGTACTGGGCTTCGCGATACCGCTTCTCGAAGTCCGCTCGCTTGCTGCAAGTGGAATTCGTGCTTTGGCCCTTGTCCTTGATGACCAGCAAACGATTGCGCTTCATCAGACTCGAGTCGACAATGCCCTTGTCCTCTGCCGCGGTCCGACCGAAGTCAGTATCAGTACCTGCATGCTGACCAAGGACGACGTACCGGCTGTAGAGCTTCGATGCGTCGTAGTTGGCACTGCCGGCAAGAATGTTTTTGCCAAGCTCGAGCGCATCGGCACAGTCGCCTGCATCACCCGGCTCGACGATAACCAGATCACCAGCTTCGTCATCCATGACGACAAGATTGTCTTTTGTGATCAACCTGTTGATCGACTTGTGAACAGTTTCACCGGGAACGACAGTGTGATCAGAAAGTTTGTCACCGACTGACGAAGTTGCATGAACAGCGATACTGTAAGGCGCAGTCAGCGAAGCGATGATTTCCGACGTCTTCAAGTTTTTCCATGAAGTCGTTTTGATCGTCGCAGGGCTGACCGTCGCCTTCTTTCCGTCCTTGCCGACCACGACACCGGCCCAAGAGTTACTTGAGCTTGAGTCTGCGCCGTACTTTGCGACGGGGCAGCAGTCAACCAGATCAACAGTTTTTGACTTACCGTCAACGTCGACGGTGATCGCGGTCCCGTTGTATGAGACGTTCACGTGATCGATGTATCCAGTACAAACAAGATCGTCGTCAATGAAGAGTTGAACAAGATCCCCGTTTCGAAGGCGATGGAAGTCTGTGTTGCCGGGAAATGTGTCAGTCACAGAAAGCTTGAAGCCTCTTGCGATTTGATCCATCCCGATATCGACTTTTACCGACTTCCAGCCACCGTATCTCTTTCCGGATACACGGACTTCAACGCGGTTATTCATCTTCCATCACCTTCAGCTCATCAGCCGAGCAAAACCCTTCGTGTTCCACGGCGTTTCTGATCGCAATCTCTTGATCACGAGTTGCGTCGTCGTGGAAGTCATACGCATGAACTAGCGCAGGAAGCACTTCCCCTGGTTCGACCACGACAAGCCGACAGCTGTCGTCAGCGCGATCGGTCAGAGCTTCGAAAACCGCCACACGTGCTTTCTCAAGCGCGAGATACGTCTCGTCTGATGTCGTCATCAGAAGCTCTGCATCGATCACCTCTAGCAGTCCTTGCCTCAGCAGAACAAGATCGTCATAAGACTTCGACACTGTCGACTTAAGAGACTCAGACGTTTGAACGTCATCTTCTACCGGCATTGCTTGATCTGAACTTGTACCGACGACGGCACTCACGCCGACCATTTGCGCGATCATCGTCTGACGGATCAGCGACTCAACTGCCGCACGGTTTTGAAGCACTGCACGTCGAGCGTTCGACAGAACCAGACCGTTTGTCTTTGCCTGTGCCAGCTCCTTCGTCCCCTCGCGCAACTTTTCGCGTTGCGTAAGGTTCTTAAGTTGCTTTGCGACACCAGACCAAGCTCGAGCAGACGATGCGACACGAGACAGGCCAAGCGCCCCCACCAGCTTCGATGCGAATTGCTTCGGATCCGTGCTGATGAGCGACAGACCTTTCGATGCCAGAGTGCTGATCTCGTCAACCTTGTCGAACACGACTGCCAAGTCAGAGTTGCTAATGATGCCGAGCTTGTCGAGCAAGTCACCAGACAGCGCGGCATCGACCCACTCGCTAGCAAAACTCAGGTCGATCGAGTCACAGAAGGACTTGATCGCAGAGTCTTCAAGCTCATCCGCAGCCTGAAAGGCTTTCGTGAAAGAGTCGCTTCCAGTCTTCGGGAACTCAAGCTCACCAGACTCGACGGCATTGAGAACGACGCTCGCAGTCCTGGTTGAGTCAGTGAAAGTGATCGTCGAAACTTGTTCGAGCGAGCACTTCATTTCTCCAAGATGCGGATGCACGAGAGTGCCGGCACCCGGCTCTTCGATCGCACTGATCAGCTTTTCAGCCTGCTCGATGTAGTCGTCACCGACAACGAAAGCAGTGAAAGTGAGCTTTCTCGTCGCGCGCCCGATGTCCTCAACGTACGGCTTATCACGTTGCGGGTATTCATGAGTGACCGTGCGGCGTCCGACTTTCAGGTCAACTTTCGTGACATGAAAGGGAACTCCGCGGAACGACGCCTCATAAAGAGGTTTTTCTTCTGCCATCAGTAATCCTCCGCAAATCTATCGGAGTAGCCGACATTGCCGACAAGCTTCATGCCGTCAGCTGACATGCCTGCAAGCTGTGCCGTCGTGCCGGGCGAAGCGGCCACACGCACGAGCATCTGACCGCTCATGCGAGTTCTGCTTTCAGGCTCGATCGTCACAGGTGCGAGGTCGACTGGACGCTCTGCACTCTGCACTCTATCGTTTTGAGTAGTACTGCTGCCACTGATCATCTTCTTCACGAAGTCTGGCAGGAAGCTCGAGAAATCAAGATTGGCGAAGAAGTCGGAGATAAACGAACCGATGCCGCGGACAGTTTGCTTGACGCTCTCGTACCACGCCACGGCCGCCTTGCTCCACGCATCTGGCAGAAGATTGAAGGACGCGAGCGCCAGATCATCGAGACCGCCGAAAAGCGTCTTGAAGTCACCGCGGAAAAGGCCCGTGGCAGTCGTCAGGATCGCACCTGCTACAGCCCCAAACTTCTCTTTGCAGACATCAAAAGCGCAGGCTGCGAAGTCGACAACAGAGCCGATCGACTCTGTAATGACTGGACCGATGCGATCCCAGTTTGCGATGACGACGCCAGCCGCGAGAGCAAGCGCACCAAGCGCCCAACCGATCGGACCCATCGACGTCGTGGCAACTACGCCGAAAGCCTTCGCGGCAGTCACGACAGCACCGAAAGACTGAGCCAGTCCGATGACGCTGGATCCAAGAGACACCACAGCCATGATGCTCTTGCCGGCAATGAGTGCGCCCATGCCGTAAAGTACCGTATTGAAGCCGCCGATTGCGTTGAACGCCCTAACCGCATAGTCTGCGATTGTCAGGATCGCGGACGCGATGCCCTCGAAGTCGATTTTGCCGACGGCATCGGCAAACGATCGAGCGACCTTTTCAAACTTTTCCCCAAGCGCTCCCTTATTGGCCGCGGCCAGATCGCGGAAGCGGTCCGACATGCTGATGACAATAGGGGACAAGCGGTAGCCGATCTCATGACCGACCGCCGTGACGCTGGCCTTCATGTCATCCATGTGGTCCGTCATCTGGGCCGCGCCCGCGACAGCATCCTCATTCATGACCAGACCAAGGTCGCGCGCCTGCTTGGCCATGTCGTCAAGCCCCTGCGCGCCGCCCGAGAGCATGGGGATCAGCTTGCGCCCGCTGTCGCCCATAAGAACCATGGCCATCTTTGTACGAAGGGCGGGATCCTCGTTGCGTTGGATCGCATCCGCCACCTCCTCAAAGATATCGGAAGCGGGTCGAATCTTGCCGGAAGCGTCCTTCACGGAGATCCCCAGGGCCGAGAAGAGCTGCGCGGCATCGCCGGTATCGCCTCCGGCCACCTCTGCGATCTTCTCAGACAAATCCTTCAGCGCATCCTCCAGATCCTCTGGAGCTGCGCCTGCATGCGTTGCGGCGAAGCTCCACTCCTGAAGCTTCACGGCCGAGATGCCGAGGCGCGAGGACATCTTGTCGAGGCCGTCGCCAGCCTGAGCGAACCCCGTCACCGCAGACTGAAGGCTGAAGCCTACTGCTCCGGCTACGGCCGCAAACGGCGCGCCTACCGACTGAGCAACGCCCTGCGCCTCGCTCGCAAAGTCCTTGACCGATCGCTGAGCAAGCTTGAGCTTTCGGTTGAGGTCATCGAATTCAGTCGAGTTGACCGCCGTCTTGAAACCCTCCCACTTCTGAGAGGCGACGGCCAAGACGGGCGACATCGTATCGCGCACCGCCAAAATAGCGGTCAGCCTGAAATCCTTATTCGCCATTAAGTTTCTCCTGAATGCGATTCCACTGATCGACGTAGAGCCTCAGCTCAGAGAGCGGAAGCTCTAGCGCGTCCCCCGGCCGAAGCCGCCACCAATAAGCGGCTTCAAAAGCCAGGTTGATCAGCTCTGCTGCTGAGGCTCGCGGAAAGGCGTAAAAAAAGCGACAACGCGATACAGAAGCATCGTGTAGTCGCTCAAAGCGATCTTCTCGACGACACTAGTCGGAATTCCTGCGAGTCGAGAGATGTACTTTGCACAGACAGCCGGCACAGGCTCGGAGATGAGCGACGCATCGAGCTTGAACGGAAGGCCAAGATCGTTGACGTCCTTGGTCGTAGGTTCACGAAGCGTCAGCTCAACGATTTCCGTAGTTCCGTGCTGAATGGGCTGAGAAAGAGTGAACGTTTCCATCAGCCGAGCTCCCCGTTGGTGCCTTCCCACTTGACCGTCAGCGTACCGTCGACGGGCTTGTAGGCGATCACGTCAGTCACATATGCGTCGCTGAGCGTGTAGACCATGCCATTCGCACATTCGACCGTGATCGTCTGAGCGACGTTTTCCTTGATCTCTTCGATCGGGAAGTCGGACGGAACGATGAAGTCACCACTGACATACGGAGCCGTGACGGTCTCCTTGAAGCCGGCAACGCCAGTCGTGGAAAGCATCGTCTCACGCTGAACAGAAGTCAGCGGGAATTCAATGTTTCCCTGAAGCTCAAGTTGCTGACCGTTGACCTTGACAAAGCAGGTCCCTGCAATTTTCTTACCCATGATTACTCCTGATACTGAAGGCGGAACTGATTGAGAACCGCAAAAATCCTGAGCTGGTTCACGTAGTCAGGCGGGAACAGCACATCAAGCCTGTTGGGATTGTTGACATTACGCTCAACGATCAGATACTTCTTGAAGAGATCTGCGTTCTCGACGATGCCCTCGAGTTCCAGGCGTCGATAGAGAGCGATCAGCTCACCGCGGATGACGGACGGCGTCACAATCGCCTGACCTGCACCGAAGCGAGTGCCGTCGGATGCAAGTTTGTGACGTGCGTACTTGCTCGTGATGATCGACTTCATCTGACGAAGGACATAAGCCGACGTGTGAAGCGTCTCAGAGTCAAGGTACGAAGCGTCAGCGTCACCAAAAGAGTTCTTCTGATACGTCGTGATGGCGCGTTCGATCATGACCGAACCGCTGATCGTGTACAGCGTTGCAATTCCGTTCTCGAGAAGCGTCTGGCGATCCGTCTGAGCGAATCGAGAGCCTTCAGGCGAGGCCATCACGCCAGTCAGGACACCCGTTTGCGTCGAACGAGCCGGGTCAGCCGAGATGAAGACAGACGTGCGAGCGAGGTAAGCCGCAAGGACTTCGGCCGCATGCGTCGGAAGCTTCGGTTCGACACCAACAACCGTTTCGTGCTGATTGTTGCGAGTCTTGCCGAAAGCGACGAGTGCATTCACATCACCACGCTTGGCCGTGTACACGTGGCCGAAAAGCATCTGGAAAGGAGACCAGCGGCCGCTCGTGTCATTCATCTTCTCGGCAAGCTTGTCGAGCGTGGCCGCGTCGGCATACGGACAGCCAACGAAATCGTAAGACTCATCGCCCATCGCATCAAAAGCGGCGGTCAGATCAGGATCGGCCGTGCCGCCAGCCATCTGGGTAATCTCAACCCTGATGCCAGCCGGAAGCGTTTCACCGTTGATCGGGCCACGAAGATTGACCGCAAGCTGAATGCCGTTGCCGACAGTGCCCTTCTGCTTTGCATTGACCGTGCATGCGCCTTCATTAGCGCTTGCCGTGACCGGCAAATCCTTGACAACAGTAATTGCGTCGCCAAGGCTCTTGGCGATCTTGGAAGCCGTGTCGCCTTCGGCAACGGCCACCTGAACTCGCTCACCGCCGACATAGAAGCTCAGCGTACCTGCCTCAAGAGCAGTACCAGAGATTTCGGCCTTACCGGATGCAGCACCCGCGTCTTCGCCATCGGCGACAGGGATGCACACGAGCTGGCCAAAAGAGTCAACCTTGCGATAAGCGTCGACCATGCGAGCGAGCATAGAGCCTCGCCCAAAAAGGCTTTTCGCCATCGCGGCTGTGGACACAAAGACAGGCTTGCCAGCTTCAGCCGTGCCGACCTCAATCATCTGACCGATGAGGAGAGAAGCGGTCTGACTCGTCGGCGTGGCGGCCTGAGAGTTGTCCATTTCCGCATAAAAAAGCGGCACTCGAATGCCGCTCGGAATCGTGTTAAAACTCACGCTCATTTGAATTCCACCTTAAAAGATTGCTCAGGTCGACCGTCGGGCTTTCCTGAGATTGATGGTTCGATTTGATCGACGTCGACGTCCATACCCTCGAAAAGCTGAAGCTCGTCCAGCTCAGTCTGCTGATACGTGTCAGAGACATCTAGGTACGTCTCAAAAGCAAAGTCGAGCTGGTATGCCGCACGAGCATCGTCAAGGTAGATCAGAGATCCGCCATCAAAAACGATTTCGCTTGACTCGTCGAGAGGTCCAAACTTTGTTGAAAGCAAGGCTTTGAAAACTTCTCGGCGCAGAAGCTCGATCCACCGAGACGCATCCTGACCGCGTTCGTCCGCAAAATTCGGCACGAGCAGGATGACGCCAAAAGTGTTCGTGATCGTCTGGTAGTAGCTGGCCTGCGACTCATTCGGGCCTGCATCTTCGCGAAGAGGCACGACATACGCAGCAGGCAAGGCGGGATTTTCATCTTCCGTCAAGCCTGCCCACTGAGCCGCGCCAGCTACTCGGCCGTCTAGCGTCTTACAACGCTTTCTCAGCGCGGAAATGATTGGATCAAGAATCATTTGATCGCGTCTCCAAGTGCATCAAACATCTCGCTTTCAAAGGTCTTCGCGTATTTGTCCGCGGCCTCTGGCACGAAGTTTTTGCGAGGCGCTGCCACCTTTTTCCCTGCTCTCTGTTTGTGCGATCTGGCTTCTTGAGCCGTCTCGGAATATGGCGCTCTATGGCCATACACAACAAAAGCGGGATAGTAGGCAGGCATTGCCTGCGTCTTCGTCGGATAGACCGCAACGGAATACCCAGACTTCGACACTTTGACCTTGATCGACTTCGCCATTTCACCCGTTTGTTTGCCGGGGAACTGACCAGCCTCAGACACAGCCTTACGCGAAATCATCTTTCTGGCGATCTTGCGAACGGCATTACCTGATTTGCGAAGCGGCTGTTTCAAAGCCTTCGGATCGTAGTCAATCTTGCGATACCCAGGATCGACGGCGCACTGCACAAGCATCAGTCTTTTCCTCCACGTCAAGAACGGTGAAGCGGTCAAGACCGCCAAGATCAGCTACACGACGAAGGCGAAAAATCACGCCTTCGATCATCAGCTCGGTCACGCCCTTGAAGTCTCGCGGACCAGTGCGACCGGGCATCGAGCGAACAATCACACGATGCGTCACACCAGACTCGATCTGCTTCGATCCGAAGTAGATGCAAGAGCCGACAGGCTCAAGCCTCCCCCACACGACATCTTCGCGGACAGACGCTTTGGAAAACCCAAGACGTCCATCCGGCACAGACATCGTGTGAAAGATCTTGACCCTTCGATTCAGCTTTCCGATTTCAGGTCGATTCATTTCCACGTCCTAAAAGGATCGAGCAAAGCATGAAGTTTCGGCAAAGGCGTTACAGCACCTTCAACCGTGGCTTCACGATGCTCGTAGTAATGGGCGACCTGAATCAGAATCCATTGCCTGATCGCGGCGGGAACGTCGGAAGGTTCAGCGCCATAACCGACCGTCCCTTCTCGCGAGATCAAGCCGCGCTGTAGCTCGTGCTCAGCCATCTGGGTAGCGGAGAGGCACAAAGCCTCAATCAGCGCATCGTCAGCGGAGTGATCAACGCGGAGATGAAGCTTTGCGTCCTCGAGCGTCACAGCTGACTTCGCCGTAGACGTGTCAATCATGACGCCTCCTTACTTAGGCCGTCGGGAGCGTGAGAGAGCCGCCGACGAGGGCCTTGGTACGTTCGACGCCGAAGCCGAGACGGCGTTCAGCACGGATCGTGACCAAGTTCTTCTGAACGTTGTCGCTGTCCTGTTCGAACAGTTCGACGGTCATGCCCTGACGGTTCCAAAGCGTAGCGGCCTGCGTAAAGTCGCCGACGAGGAACTTGCCAGCGGTAATGGCCGGGGTCGTCCAGACCGGAAGGCCCCAGAGATACTTCGGAGCGACAGAAGCCGGATGACCGAGGTAGTAGTCACCAGAGGCATTCTTTTCCATCTGCATGTTCGTCCAGTCAGCCGGATTCAGAAGAATCACGTTCGGACGGAAGAAAGCCTGTTCGACCTTGGACTTGGCCATGAGGATGAGGTCAAAGGACGTCGGGTTCTTCGGGAGCTGAGCAAGCTTCGTGATGCCGTGATCGGTGAAGTTGCCTGCGGTAAGAATGCCGCTGAGGTTCTGACCCGTGCCGTTGCCAGTCACGAGCTGATCTTCGACGACGAGATCGATACCGTACACAAGACGCTGATTGATGTAGGCCACGAGAGCCGGAGCATCAGCCATCAGCTGCTTGGACACGCGAGCAAGATGAGCGATCGTCTTGATCGTGCCAGTCTTCGTTTCGAAGGCCGTAGAACCAAACGGCTTCTGAGCACCTTCAGCAACGAAAGCCGCACCGTTGAAGTTCTCGGCTTCCTTTTCCTGAACGTATTCAAAAGCGTTCGTGGTAATCGGGAGCGTCGGGAAGAGACCTTCAATCGTGAGCGGACGGAAAGCACCAGCGAGGATGCCCGGGCGACGATAAGCCTGAACGATGCCGCCAGTCGGGGTAGTGATCGGATTGACCGCTTCCTTCTTATCGAACTTTTCGGCGATTTCGACGCGAGCCTTCTGGGCAGAGCCGTCGCGGAAGGCCTTGAAGCCGTCGGTATCGACAACGCTGTCACCAGCCGTCTTAACTTCGGCTTCCTTCTGAGCGGCAACGCCCTTCTGCTGAAGCTCGAGAAGAGCGCGGGAGAACTTAAGCTGTTCTTCACCAAGGCGCTTAAGCTCATCTGCGTTGGACTTAGAAGTCTCAGACATCTTGCCCTCGATAGACTCGAGAGCCTTCATGATTTCATTCATTTCCATGGTTTTCACCTTTCGTTAGGAGAGAGATTGCTCAAGCTTCTTCAAGCGCTCGAGCAGTTCTTGTGCCGCTTTTTCTTCAGCGTCAGACTCCCTCTGACCTTCGAAAAGCTTCTTGGCTTTTGCGACGATGGACGTCGCTACGGACTTCGAGAAACCGCCTGCATCCCGCAGGAAATTTTCAAAGTCACGAATGGATTTCAGGTTGTCAACGTCCTCGGAGCGGACTTCAGACACTCGCGCATCTTCGTCAGCGGGAAAGTTAACAACAGAGATTTCGTACAGCTTCGACACGTTCTTGATGATGCGGCCGCCGTCCTTCTTGCTTTCGTAATCGCCTTCAGCGAGGCGGAAGCCAATAGAGAGGCCGTCAACCGTGCCGTGCTTCATCGCAGACATCACAGCTTCAGCCTGAGCGTTGCCTGGCGTAAATTCACCCTCCACAAGCAGGCCCTTTTCATCTTCTACGGCAGAGAGCCACTTGCCGATCGGAATATCCCAATCGTGACCCCAGAACATCTTCGGCATGCCGTTCTCAGCAATCGTCTTTTGGTATGCGCCGGGGAGGATCGTGTCGTTATAGGAATCGTTGCCGTTAAAAGTCGACGCATACCCCTTGAAGCGTCTACCACCTTCGTCAAATTTGAGTTCCACGCCCGTGAGCGGGATACCCTTGAAATTTAGTTTCATAGTTATTGCCTCACAGGAGTTCCGTCTTTCGGAGAAGAACCGGTGCTTGCCTGCTCTCCAAGCTTCTCGATCGGCACAAGGTTCGACTGTGCCGTCAAGGCGTCACCGCCTTCAACTGGCGGCAGGTTTTCCAAGCGCCTGATCTCGTTGCGCGTCATCGCGCCGTTCTGTGCCATCGTGCTGTAGAAAGAAGCACGAGCTTCAGGCGTGGTGCGCAGGAAGCCATCGAGCTTGAACTCGATCGTCGTGTCCATGTCGGTCACGCCGACCAAACGCCGCGAAAGCGCTTGCTCGAGCTGTTTGCAAAGCGGTCCAATGGTGAACTTGTGGAAGCCTTCAACAATCTGCTGAATGCCGCTGCCCCAAGTCGTCGTAGCGGTAGAACCGACCAGAACGCCCGGCACACCGAACCATCGACAGATTTCTTCGACGCTGAACTGTCTCGTCTGGAGCAATTGCGCATCAGCAGGCGTCAGGGAAAGCTGTTGATACTTCAGGCCACGGTCCACGACATACAAGCCTGCACCGCCGCGGGACATGCCCTTGAAGCGTTCGAAAACAGCTGAAAGCTGTTCGTCGTTCAATGCTGAGTCAGTCTGCAAAACGCCAGAAGGCTTCGAATAGGACCCATACAGTCTCGAGGCGTTGTCTTGTGCGCTGATCGCTTCATCAGCAGTCGCTCGCATGTACTCAAGCTTGCTGAGGCCGATGTAGCCATTGCCCAAGCCTTTCCAGTGAATGATGTTTTCAGGCGCAATGACCGAAATCACACCGTCCTGATAGTAGGTGTAGACCTCGCCGCCAGCCGTGACGGAAACCTCCATCTGATCAGGCGATAGCGGTACCAGGGCAATCGGATCACCTTCGCTATCGCGGATGATCTGGGTATACGCATTGCCGCGGAGCATGCGGTTGACCACCATTGCCGAGAGGAATTCGCTCGGCGTCATCCACGCGTTCGGGCGCTCATGAAGGAGCATCCAAAGCCTGCCCTTATCAGGCGTTCGTCCGCCATTGCCCATCTCTTTGTAGACATACAGCGGCAGGGTGCTAATGGTCTGCGCCAGAAGCTCGACGCATGCAAAAACGGCGCTAATCTGTAGCGCCGCATCAGGGGTAACGTTCTTAGTTTGGTCAAGGATCGGCTCAACGGGCAGCGGAATTTGCTGACCCGAGGCCGTTCCGAGAGGGCCTCCCCAGCTCGTCACCCAGTTGACTAATCTTTTTACAAACATGGGTTATTACCACTCAAAAAAGCATGGTGCTTTCGACTCTGCGATATCGGCAAAAGGATTCACTTCGCTTTCGCCGCTGGTCGCAATGCCGAGCGCCATGATGAGCGCGACAACGCCGTCGATCTTGCATTCGTAGCGCTCCTTGCGCGGGAAGATGTTGTCCTTCGCATCAAGCTTCGCCACGACGTTGCTCATCATCCACCTGAGAACGGGATTTCCGTCGTGGCTGATGCGCTTGTCTTGCGTGAGCGCCTCGAGCGATTTCATCGGGTCAGAAAAGTTCTGCACCGTGTTTCGGTACTCGATCATCGGCGCGCCATCGGCCGACAAGGAAGTCGCGAGTTGCAAGGCGTTCCACGGGTCAAACGCGATGCCCTTCACGTCGTACCGAGAAAGATCCTCGCGGATGTCTTCTTCGATGCGGCTGAGGTCAGTCATCGCGCCGCCCGATTGCGTGATCCACCCTTCTTCAACCCACCCGCGATACTGGCTGTTCGTCGATCGCTCGACGGCGGCCTCAGGCAGGTAGAAGTCAGCAAACGTCATGTAGCCGTTGCCGTATGGAAACAGCAAAACCTTCGCGGTCACGTCGTTCTTTGCGCCGATATCGAGTCCGATATAGCAGGGCATTCCTTCGTAGAAAGAACGCTCGGCATCTACCTCGTTTGCATCCCATGCCGGCATATCCATCCACGCACTGGATGCAGAGCACCAGACGTTCAAATGCTTCGTGAGAAAGTTGTTGATCGCACTTGGCAGCGCCTTCGCTTTCTTCAGCAATGACGTGATCATTTCAGGACGTACCGAAACGCCCCAATTCGGGTTTGCCTTCTCGAGGGCATCAAGAGTCGTCCAGTCGTCGCCTTCATCAATCGTGTAGATGATTGCGAACTGCGTTTCGTCAGAGACCGTCCCCTCAAGCACATTCGTGCTCATCGTTCGCACTTCGTAGCAAATGCCCGAAGTGTCGAAACCCGCTGTCGTGATACACCACAGAAGCGATGAGCGACGTTTGCCGAGAGAGGTTTCAACCACGTCATAGACCGCACGAGTCTTGTGAGCGTGTAGCTCGTCGATGACCGCGAGGTGAGTATTCAAGCCGTCAAGCGTAGAGCCTTCTGCGGACTTCGCCTGAAACGTGCTGTTGGTTGTCGGTACGTAGAGCGCATTTGCTAGCACCTGCAAGCCAAACTGACTGCGGAGCGGCGCGTTGTGTTCGGCCATGACTTTCGCGTCACCAAAGACAATCTTCGCCTGGTCACGTGTGGTCGCAAAGCTGTAGACCTCAGCGCCCGGCTCTCGATCAGCGACTAGGCAATAGAGAGCGACGCCAGAAGACAGACAGCTTTTGCCGTTCCCGCGTGGCACTTCGATGTACACGCGTCGGAAGCGCCGACCGCCATCAGACCGACGACGCCAGCCGAAGGCCGTGGACAGAATAAACACCTGCCACGGTTCGAGCTTGATGCGAGTCCCTGCGAGTTCGCCTTTCGTGTGAGTCAACAGCTCAATAAACTTGCAGACTCGACTGGCTTCAGTCTCATCAAAGACATACGTCGAACGAGGCCCCGAATACTTCTGAAGATCAGAGATTTGACGCTTGGCTGCTAGCTTCACCCACTTGCATGCAGGGATCTTCCCCGCGATCACATCGTCAGCGTACTGGCGTGCAATCTGCGTGTAGTTTCTAGAAGTCGCCAAAGTCATTCACCTCTTCTTCCTTAACGTCAGCCTTCACACGCGCGCGCGAGACAGGCGTAAATCCAAGCTCTTTTTCGCAGGCGGAAAGTACCTGCTGAATCTTGATCAAGGCGTTGAACAGAGGATTGAGCGTCACGCCCGTCTCACTCGTCAGCACCATGTCTTCGTTATCTAGCTTTTTCGCAATTTTGCGATACGTCGCATAGTTTCTCGCCCATCGCTCGAGTACCGTGGCATCGAGCGCGGTCAGCACACCTCTTGGGGCGCAAGTGATTGCGAGTTGCCACGCTTCACGCGCATCTTTCGTCAAACCGACAGGCGGCGTCGTCGTCAAAGTCGCGTCAGTGACTGCGATTTGCCGAGCGCGTCGACACGGCTGGAGCGTGCCGGTCGCGGCTTTCTCAGCATCAGACTTGGAAGGGCGAGGCATCCAAAACTCCACGAAATGCACGCGTAAAAATTGAGCTGGGGGCGCGGTCTAGATCCAGTGGGGCGGCGACTTTTGACCCGCCCCTACCCTTCACGCGTATCATGAACAGCAAAGCAACCTCAAAAGGAGATCGGCATGGGATTTCTATCAGCCATTTTCAAAGTCTTCTTTCCATCTGGCAGCAGATCAACGAAGCCCGAAAAGAGCGAGCGTGACTACGATCTAGAAGAATGGGAAAGAAACAAGAAGTTATTGACGAAAGCGATGACAGAAACGCTTGAACTCACCAGCTTCTCTTACGACACCAAATCCAAGTTTCTCAAACAGATCGACACCTATTTGAGCAAGCAAGAAAGCAACGAGAAGTGCACGTTGTTCGATCTCCTTTACCCAATCGTCAAAGACACTGACTGGACTTGGCAAGAGTGGGAATACTGGGCACCGATTTGTTTGTCCAAGCGCATCGCCACTCGCGGCATGCATAAAACGTGCAGGCCTTGGGCAGACGTACTGGACATCGAAGCCGAACGTGCCAAATACACCGTAAACGGATTTGTTGAACGCCACACGATCAAAGATATTCAAGCCAGACTGTCTGCAATCAAGGAAGACGTTCCCGCCTTCAAGAGAAAGAATCAGCTTTCTGAATATCTAGAGAGCAACGAACCCTTGTTCACTCAAATCCTCGATGACGAGATCAAGGAGAAGTGGAACAAGAAGCGTCACAACAACGGCCACACAAAAGAAGCAGAGTTTCAGCTCTTGTGCGAAACAATCGCAGACCGCTACTACGATCTGTCAGAGATTGCTGACGCCAGAGAATGCGGCCCCTGCAAGTTCGAGATAACGTTCGATGAAGAGCCAGAAGACGAAGCCTTGTACAAGCTTGGAAAGAAGAAGGATGCACCTTGGAAGGGCAAATATCTTCCAAACGTTCCCGGCTTAAGTTTTATGCGAGAGGACGTCTAAAAGGAATTTCCAAAGCCGCCGTCTTCGCGAGCAGTCTTCTTGGAGTGACACTCGTGACACAGCGGCTGAAGGTTTGACTCATCCCACATGAGCACTGGATTGCCCTTGTGCGGCCTGATGTGGTCGACGTCGGTCGCCAACTTGATAATCCCGCGCTTCTCACACTCAACACAGAGCGGATGCGCAGCAAGGATCCGAGCTCGAAGACGCTGCCATTTATAGCCATAACCACGAGCGGACGACGATCCCTTTCTCTCGGCTCGGCGCCTCTCCCGATCAGCCGCGAACTTCGCGTCACGAGCCTCGCCTGCGGCCTTGTGAGCTTCGCAATACTTGGCACCAAGCGGGACCGGCTTGCGGCAGCCTGGATACTTGCAGAGAGTCAAGATCGGCATCCTTCACCTGAATAAAAGGTTCATCTCGGAAGGCCGCGTTCCACGGACTTCCGAGATGAACCAAAAAACAACCCCGTTAGGTGAACAACCTCGCGGGGTTTGTCTTAGTACATTCTTGTGTTTCAGACCAAAGGCTATCCCGTCGAGCTTTTGTTCAACGAGAATAGAATGGGAAAGCAACTAACAAGCAAACCAGTAGAAAGAATGCAATCGACATCATCAGACAGCCAAACGAGTTGGAGCGAGTACGAAGCGTTTACCGACGTTGTGCTCAACAAGCTACTCGAGGAACACAAGCTTTTTTCCTCAGATCACCACAAAACTCAACTGGACATCATCAAGAACTACCTTTGGCTCGCTGCCATCATTGCCAGCGCCATTGGTGCGGTTCTTGCGACAAAGTCATTCAAGTTTTCAGAGTTGTCCCTGTGTGACGCACTCTCCCTGTCGGCATTGACCGTTGCCGCGCTTCTAGCCTGCTTCGCCTTCATCAAAGGGACGCGGCTTCTTCTTGGAGAGCGTGGAGGGCTTCGCCCGGTTGTCGCACCGTCGTACTACGAACTTCTATGTGAAGCGTATGGCGACGACGAATCCGGCAAGCCCTTTGCGGTCAAGCAGAATTGGATCAGGGAGCTAGAAGGTGCCGTCCAGTACCTGAGAGACATTCACTCAGAGAAAGGGAAAAAGATTCGAGACTTGAACTTGTACCTTGTAACCTCTGCCGCTCTCGGCCTGGCTGGGGCTACTGTTTCCTTCTTGGCCGATCATTATTAGGAGTGCTGATGGCTGAAAACAAGAAAGGCCCACCCCCAAGACCTCAACCTCCCAAGCCAATCACGTCCAGTACGTCCTCTGGTTCGTTCTACCAGACCAACGGAGAGAATATCCAAGGGGCGCGTCGGACGATGATTGTCTGGGACAGCGTTGACAGCAAGCCTCGCAAATAATCGCAGGCAACAAAACCCCCGTGAGGTTTCTTCGCCTTGCGGGGGTTGTTTTATTGAGCCTGCGGGATCGGCTTTCCGTTCTGATCGACGGGAACGTAGATGACCTGCGGTTGTGCGGGCTGTGCGGCCTGCTGTTCCTTGTCGTCCTTCGTCATGGAATCGTAGATCGCATTGCCCGCCATTGAACCTGCGGTTGCGCCTACGACCGATCCGGCCATGCTCGACCAGAAACCGCCACCGCTTGAGCTGGAGGACTGATGAACCGTCTGGTTGATGACGGTCGTGTTCTTCTTCACAACGGTCGTGCGCTTCGGTGCATAGCTCTTCGTGGGAGCAGGACGGGAGAACGAACGACCGCCGCTGAAGCCTCGACCGCCACGTGCATCAGCGGCAGTGGAGACAAAGAAAGCGGCCAGTACAGCCGCCAAGAGAATCTTCTTCATTTTTTTTACGGATAACAAAAAACCCGCTTGCTTTCGCTTGCGGGTTCGTTTCTTCTAGGCATGCCGAAGCTCCCTTTCGGGAGCTGCGGAGTCAAACCGTGAGCCAACTGCTCGTCAATATTTTTTATTTTACCACTGTTTCGCTGAGAGTTTCAACGATAGAGAAGAGCTGAGATACCGCGCGTTCTTTATGCTTCTGAAAAGTTTTATGCCCAAAAGAAAGCTTGTGCTCAATGGTGTTCGGTGACACAAAGCAACAGTAGTGAAGGCGCAAAACGTCCCTGTTTACAGAGGTCATGCGCTCGTCTCGGTAAGCCGCATCCAGTAAGTCTGCATCAGCCAGGTCAATTCCTTTTGCTTCAGGCATCGGGCGCATCACTGGAAGCTGTTCATCCTCTTCCGGCTGTCGGTCGTAGTAGTAGCGAAGTGACTCGCAGAAAACCTGCGTTGCGCCCTTCTTTGCTCGAGGACATTCGCGGTTTGCTCGCGCCCAGTTGCGAAGTCGCTGTTCTTGCTCTTTCGTGATCATCAAAACTCCTCAATGCGCCAACCGCCACCGTCCTTCTTTGCTTGCTTGTAGACAGCCTTGAAAACGAACGGGAACTTTTCGGCTGCCACCTTGATCTTCGCTTTTGCGTCGTCTTGCCAGTAGCCCTTGACTTCGTGCATCTCCATAACGCCGTCGGCTCGTAGAACCGCGAAATCCGGCGTATAGCGGCACCCGTCAGCGAGCTTCAAGGTGATGCCTTCAAACTGGTACCAGACGATCTCCTGCGCGTTTCTGGCGGCTTCTAGCGCGGTCGCATAAGCCGCTTCGCTTTTGTTCATTTGACCCGACTTGAGGCGTCCAAGTGCGAGGACTCTGCGATTCATACCTTCATCCTCTCAGCGTCTGAGCGGTCCATAAGGCGAAGCATCGAATCGGCTTGCTTGCGGACGGATTTGAGGACCTCACGCACACGCTTGCGAGCATCTGTGCGTTCCCAGTTGTGTCGTCCCTTTTGTTGATTGGCTTCGATGCAGATTTGCGTTTCTGCATAGTCAATCGACGAGAGAAGGTGCTTGATCTTGTTTTCTTCAGCAGGTGTGAAAAGATTCATGTCGCGTCCTCAGATATGTCCGTCATGAAAGGTGTCACCCGGCTCGATGCGCCAGCTCTTGACGCAAATGACGTTGAGCTTGGTTTTGTAGAGCGGGATGTAAATCGTGCCCTTGTCGTCTCGGTAGCCGTAGACGCGGAAGTTGTGGACGGGCTTGTCCTTCCAAGATCGGAGGATGAACAAGCATCGTTGGCCAATAGCGGGCAGGTTTTCTTTTCCCTCCAGCTCAACCGGCTGAAAATCTTCATCTTTGAGTTCACTCATTGTTTCCTCCTGTTTTGTTTTGAGATCCCCCGTGAGATGATTGAGGCGTGTTCCCCAACACTGTCCATCAACCACCCCCACGGAGAAGCCGTCATGTTCAACATCTCGACAGCGCGTCTAGATCCCCTGTCTCTGGATGCGTCCTACGACGCCGTAGTGCTTGTTTCGTGCTGCGTCTCGGCTCGATGCCTTGAAGACCTCGAGGACGAAAGCACGGTCCTCTCCTGCGCGGATTCTCTTGACTCTGGTCGTGGTGCCGACCGTCTCGACTTGAATGCGATCCCCAGTGACCTCATCCCAGAGCTCTGTAGCCTGCCGATTCCTCGTGTCGATGTCAGAAAAGACGGGGTAACGGTCGCAGAGTTCGAAGAACGTGTAGTCGTTGGGGCCTCTTTTGCGTTGATTGGGCTGGTTCATCTTTGGGTTCTCACTTCCTCGCCATGCGGCGGAAATCGGTGGTCGTGCAATCCACGTATGTGGCGCATTCATGGACGCGCGAGGCGACCAAATTGCCGACAAAGGCGTCGAACTCCGAGAGTTTCCCGCCCCTCTCCCGGATCGACAGGTTCGTAACGATCAGAGTCGGTCGGTCGTTGCGGTAGCGGGCGTCAAGGATTCGAGTCAGAAGCTTCGACTCAAAAGCCGTGGGGTCTGCTGCTACATCGTCGAGACAGAGGACGTCAATGCGAGACAGGTCGGCAGTGATCTTGGCTTCAGTCGTGTCGGAGTCATTCGAGTAGGTGTCCTGAACGGCGCGCACGAGGTCGAGGCAAGCGACGAAGCGGACGGTCATGCCCTTGCACTCGCGCAGGCTGTTGAGGGCTGCACAGGCCATATGAGACTTGCCAGTGCCCCAGGATCCGGCAATGATCAGCCACGGGGTCTCGCCGGCCATGACGCCCTGCGACCACGCGCAGACCTTCTCGAATGCGGCGGCCTGAACGCCGTCAAGCGGCATGAAGTCCGACAGAGAGGCTTTCGCGAAGCGGCGCGGGATTGCGGCGGTCTGGGCGAACCGTGCCGCGTTCTGCTCTTCAGCCCTGCGATGAAGGAGGCGGTTTTCAGCCATGCCCTCAAGGGCTCCCTCGGTGAAGGGAACGCCCTTCTCGGTGAATTCGACGCGAAGGGCCTCGATCTCTCGCACGAGAGCAGGATCCTTCGGAGTCGGAGCGACAGTGCCTCCGGCGGCTTTTTTCTCGCTCGTGATCTTGGTGAGGCGTCCAAGGATTTCGGCTAGCGACTGGTTCATAAGTTCTTGTCCGTTTTGGCAAACATTGCGGTTTGAGCCTGAAGCTTCTTCTTCATGGCTTCTCGTTCTTCAGGCGTGAAGAGAGGTGGCGGATTGATCGGAGTCTGAGTCGACACCCATCCGGCCTGAGGGTCGGTAGGACGACGAGCTGGCGCAGCGGGTTTGCGTTCAGGCCTCTCTGCGGAGAACTTCCGAGCGTTTGCGAGCCAAGTCCTCCATGCCGCGATCCAGCTCGAGAACTTGGAACCTTCACGCTCGTGGTAGTCGATGAACTTTGCGAACTCTTCGTCCGCATCGATCTCAGGAAACTTCTCTGCGGCGTACTTCGCAAAGTCATCCGGAATGGCAGAACCGAAGTTGAAGGGGATGGCGGTTTTCGGAGAGGCACGACGCTTCGCGGCGGGCCCCTTCCCCTCCTCTTGGTTATTGGTTTTTGGTTTTTGGTTATTGGTTCTTGGTTCTTGGTTATTGGTTAGGCATTCATTCGCATGCGAATCTGTGCAAGTCGCATGCGGTTCGCATACGTTCGCATCAGAATCGGATGCCTGCTTGCGCTTTTCCCATCGTTTTTTGGCGTTTTGGGCGTTGATCGAGCCACGGTCCTTAAAGTTGTCGAGCTCCTCGTCGAACTCTCGGCAGACGTAGAACCCATCTTCTTCAACAAAAAAGCGCTTCAAAACCCTCGTCAGAGAGCCGTCGCATTCCGGTGGCATAAGGGTCGCAATGCGATCGCATGCGAGTCGCATACCAGACAGCATGTACTCGTCCTTGAGGATGACGTAAATGCCGATTTCCTCTGGCGACATGAAGCGGGTCTTGGCCGCGAATTCGCCGATGTTGTGGGTGTAGTAATGCATAGGACCTCCGTCGGATCCGTCATCGGATCAACGTCCAGTCGATGTCGGGGCGCAGGTCTTCTCGGGTGATCTTGCCGCGAGAGATCATCTCGATCTTTTCGGCCACGTCCAAAGAGAAATTCTTTGACTGGACGTACATGCAGTTATGAAGCCAGCGAAGAGAAATCCCTGCGCGCTGGCAAAGGGCCTTTTTCTCGACCGGCTTGAGTGACTTGAAGTACTCAAGTGCCTTGGGCGTCATTTGATGCTCCTTAACGGTTGATGTTCGGTTGTACACCATAATACAACAAAACACCCCCGCCGAGTGTTGCTCAGGTTGTTGCCGTGCATACACCTTCTAAATTACGATAGGCACAGGAGGTACTTACCATGAGTACGATAGAAAAAGACGCCCTCAAGCAGATCCGCATCAGCAATCTGGCTAGGCTCGCCACGCGGGCTGGGAGCGGCTCAAAGCTCGCTGCCAGACTCGGCAAGTCGCCTCAGCAGATCAATGACATGCTTCGTGGGACCAAAAGCTTCGGCCCTCGGGTCGCGCGCCAGATCGAAGAGAAGCTAGGCCTTCCGGTCGGCGCCCTCGACGTTCAAGACGCGTCACTAGACGCTCAGATTCCCGTTGCCACCCTCAACTTCAAAAAGGTCCCAGTGCTTTCATATGTTCAGGCGGGCCTGCCGTGCGACGGCGGCCAAGAACAGTACGACGAGTGGGTGATCGCGCCCGCAACCGTTCCGGACAGGACTTACGCGCTCAGAGTGCGCGGCGATTCCATGCTCCCGCTGTTCCATGAAGGTCAGCTACTGTTTGTGGACCCGTGCCGCTCCCCCATTCCTGGCGACTACGTCATCGCCCGGTCGACCTCTGGCGTCCTGCCCGAGGTGACATTCAAGAAATACGTCGTGACTGGCTACGACTCGTCGGGCCGCGAGAGGTTCGACCTGAAACCTCTGAACCCGGACTATCCGGTCCTGCACTCTGACGAGCACAGCCTCGAGGTCATCGGTGTCGTGTGCGGATCCTTTAGCACCTTCTAACGCCACTACACCGCTCTACACCACAAGCCCGCCGCATCGGCGGGCTTTTTTGTGCCCTTATTTCTGGTTGGTTGATACGGATCAAAGAACCGTCCGTTTATGCACCTTAGTTGCACCCTAACGGATGCAACTTGGTTGTAATTTGGTGTAGGATGATTGGTAGCAGATGGTTGCACACTACTTGCAACTTCCCAATCAAAAGAGAACACCATGACCTTCGACGACTTCCGCGCCTGCATCGACGCCCGCATCTCCAGCGCATACGGCCTTGATGAAGCCGACCTCTACCTCATCACCGAAGAGCTCCAGAAGCTCGACATCAGGGGCGTGCGCGAGCTCATCCGCGACATCACCAAGCGCGATCCCTTCGCCGCTACGTGCCTTCTGAACGATCTGGCGGACTTCTTCGTCATCACGTCCCGCTCCTTCACCGCCTCGCCGGACAACGTCTTTGCGAGCG